TGAATTCGTATAGTTCTTTTATTTACTTAGGAACCCTTTGTTGTTCGTTACTTCATTCCGTATATAGTGGGTTCACTCCTGATCTTGTTGAGGTCTCAAAATATGCGGCATCAGTTGCGTCCGCGTCTAGTGGTTTTGCAACTACTTATTCTATGGTTTGTTCTGCTTTGGATAAGATATATTCTTACATTCGCCAATTATACACTGGCCAAGTTGATAGTGATATATTTAAAAAATGTTACTTACTTTCTGAAGCTATTTTAACTTCAATACCTCCTCAAAGTTTAATTGATTATAAGAGTATTGGTATTTATGGCAAGATGGCAGAGGATTATTTAAAATTATATAAAGTTGTTATGTCAAACAAATCATCTGTCACTGCTAAAACTGGCTTTATGAATGTGGATTTCTTTTTAATGTCTAAGATTACAACTATTGAAAAACGTCATATTAATGTTATGGAGCGTATTAATGATTTTAATAATCTATTAGCTAGCTCTCGACTTAGGGCAGCGCCTTATTCTATTTCTCTGTTTGGCGGATCCTCTATTGGTAAGACTTCCGCCTGTGCGCATTTGCTACACTATTTAAATATAGTAGCGGACCTGCCCACTGATCCGGAATTTCATTATACCTTTGCGCCTGGGCATAAATATATGGATGGTCTAGCACCATGGAAGACTGCGTGTATCCTTGATGATGTTGCTGCCGTTCGTAGAGATTTTATGGCTGAGGGTGACCCTATGGTTATAGATATATTACGAATGGTAAATAATGCTCCCTTTATGACTAATCAGGCCGAAATATCAGCGAAAAATTCTACTCCCTTTATGGCCCAAATTTTGATTGCGACTACAAATGTGAAATCTTTATCGGCAGAGACATATATGGTATGGGCCGCGACTGTTCTAAGAAGAATGTTGCGTCATGTAACACTTATTCCCGTTGGAATTTATGACGATCATGGTAAACTGAATGTTGCAGCCGCCCAAGCTTGGTCTAGCGATCCTAGTAATTCTGGTGCATTTCCCCCATTTTGGTCATGGACGATCGAGGAGTATGCTGTCACTAACTCTTCCAATTCGATTAGTGGACAATTTCGTGTAATAAACTTTATTGATTCTATCACTGGCACCACTATTCCTCTTAGGATGTTTCAGCCGATATTGCATTATCTTTCCTTCGTGAAGATATTTTGAAACATAGGTTAGGACAATTAGAAGCTATAAAGCCTGTTAAATTGACTATGTGTGATGTATGTAATAATCCGTGTAATCTATGTCGGTGCAATATTTCACATGCGTTAGTTAATAATCAGAGTTTATCTACATCGTTTTCTCCACTGATTTTCATCATTTATGGAATGCTGTGTCATTTATTATGTATGATTGTTATTATTATGTGGGATAGGTTGAATATGGCAATGATGATCTCTAATTTTTCGAAGATTGATTTCCTATCTAATAAATATGTACGAAAAGTGCATGATGTACATTGTTATGCGGTTACATCATATATTCGTCTTTTTTATTTCTTAGTTTGGATCTATTATCGCGCTTTAGGGCTCATCGTTTTTGCCCGAGCATACGCATTACACAGCGTTCAGAGAGTCATTATTGCAATATTTTGGAGAATATTTCGCAGGAAATTTTCTAACACTGTTCTTATAAAGGTTACCGCAAGTCTTGCAGTTTTGGGTTTATCTTTTTCATTATTAAAACATTTCTTTAAAACTGCTGAAGAGGTTAAAGTCATTTCCCAAGGTCTAACATCATCTAGCACTTTGGGTAAAGCAACTCGTATGGATCCTTTAACTAACCGCGTTATGTGGAATCAAAACCAAGCTCCGCAACCTTTTAATGCTACAAATTCATACAAACCCCAAGGTTCTGGATTGTATCGATCTGAAGTTGGGCATGCCAACTTTCGAAAGCAGCTGAGCGAAAGTGTTGGACGCATTTTTATTAAAAAATGTGATTCTCCTCCGAATAAGCATTGTAGTGGAAATGTCACAAGTATTGGTAATGGGAGAATGATATCTAATGCTCACACTTTTTCTGAATTTGGACGCAGTGGGATCGTTGATATTTGTATCATTTTTTCTGACCGTTTGGATGCTACCGGTGAATTTGTTCCTTTTATTAAAAATTCAGAAATTCGTCCACTTCGGAGTTATAATGGTAAGTTGGATCTTTCAAAGATATCGTTCGATGATATTATGGATATAAGTGCTTTCTACATACCGCAGCATTTTCGTGGTATATATGATTTGATTTCTGAGAATCTATCTTTTTCTAATTCTGATGTTTCATATATTACTAGGGAAATTGACGGTCGTGTTAATATTAAAGATCCAATTAATTCCCGTGTTGCTATGAATATTGATCTTGGTGAATTAGGTGGCACTAGACGTATTGTTCCTAAAGTCATTCTTGT